TCTGCATAGCCAGTCTTCTCTGCGAAATTCTTAGCCGACACGCGCGACTGGTCACGGTGATCGAGCCACACCACGTTGTCGCGGACCAGCTGTTGCCAGTCACGGTCGCGTGTCACGAGCCAGATTTTGGTGTTGTCCTTGGCAGATGCGCGCTCGGTTATCTTCGCCGCGAGGTCGTCCGCTTCCATGTTGGAGGCGATTGCTTGCGAGATACCGAGCGCGCCGAGTGCACGACGGAGGTACGGGGATTGCGTTTTATAGCTGGACCGCATCTGCCGGTCTTTTGCTGTCGCTCCACGTTGAGCCTTGTACTCAGAGAACTCCGACTTGCGCCAAGAACGTCCGTCCCAGAGGACGAGAAATTGTCCGCCTGCATTGCGAGATACAATGTCACGAATGACTTTCAAAGACAGGAAAACCCCTTGGGTCTCCATATCGCCGGCCTTCAGCACGACACCTGCTTGGCTCGCGGAATAACCGATGGAGTTGCCGTCGATCAAAGTCTTTTTGACTTGGGTCATGTTTTGTCCTAGTGGAAAGTGGAGACCGCCCACTGGTACTGAGCGGTCTCCTGATTGGCTTTCGTTGACTGACTAGAAGTCGTCGTCGTCGAGGCCGTCGAGGTCAGCGAGGATATCATCCTCTTCAAGGACAGCCGTCTCTTCGGCGGCTGTTCCTTTTTCTTCCTCTTCTTCCATATCCAGATCGTCGAAATCTTCGTCGGCTGGTTTGGAAGTGGTCGCACTCGTGATTGCCTTCTGCTCAGGAGCAGCGAGACGTTTCGCGATTTCTGCCGGGTCGATACCGGACATCGCAGCGAGTGCAGACATCGCCTTTTTCACCCCATCAGTGAATTGAGCGCGCTTGTAGGATGCCAGATCCATAGCGTCTTCCATGATGGCGGGCTTGAGAGGGGCTTTCTTCGGACTGATACCGACCGTATAGGACGTGTCGAGGCCAGAACCGGAGCGTTCGATCATGAACACAAGGCCATCTTCAAAGGCGAACGGACCTTCTTTGGTCAGGTCCACATCGTCGGCCAAGTCTTCGATGTGCTCTTCCAGTTGGGAGAGCAACGAATCCCAGGCTGTTTCCGCGAACTCAGCGAGAACCGCCTTGTCCTTCTGGAATTCACCTGGCGCTTTGACCACAACGATGTTTGCGAAGTGACGCGCCTTCGCGAGCATGTCTTTCGCACGCTTCACAGCGTCGTCGTCCCCGTTGTTGCGAGAAATCTCCATGTATTGGGAGATCGCTTCGCGGACAGGGCACGGTTCACCGTAACAGATGCCACGGTCACCAACGGTGGTAATCACCTTGCCATCCGGACCTTTGATCCAGTGGATGCCGATGATTTCCTCAAACTCCATTGGGTCGACCTTGCCTGGGAGCAGGCGGAAGTAGGTCTTTCCGTTCTGGAACTTGTAGGGTTTGACAAAGCCTGCGGACTTGTCCGCAATCTTTTCCCGTTTGGCTGCAATGCGTTGTTTGAGTGAAGACATAGCTGATTTTCCTTTTCTTGCTTATCTTGCTTATTTGCTTGCCCCGCTCGAAAGCGTAGGCGGTTGAGTGCTGCCGGATCAGCGCGTACTCCGGTTCCTAACTTTACAAGTCAGGAATGACTAAGAATAGTGGCTTTTATTGAGCGAGCTTGGTTGCCAAGCGCTTCTTGATGCGCTGACCCCGGTCCTCTGTGCCGCTACTCAATTTCATGCGGGTAGCTCCCTTCGAGTCTTCTCGTTCGGAGACGCCCAATTGAACGATCATATCCTTCCGATGCCTGATACCTTCTGCCATCGCTTTCAGTTCAGCTTCGACTTCCTTGGCGCGTTCATACGCATTGCGGATTTCCACCACGCGAGGGTCTTTGTTGACCCGCTCGGCGATAATCGCTTCGGTAATCTTTGCGTCCGTTTGAGCAGCTGCCTGGCGATGCGACGTTGCGATCTTGGCTTCCACTGCATCACGGTAGACCTTGAACCGGCCTGCTTGTCCTGCCGCTCGCGCTGCAAGCGCTCCGTAATAGGACATCATGCCTGCTTGGGTCAGGAAGTTGTCGTTGAGGTCGGAGCCGTCGAGTTTGACGTCATTCTTGAAGGCTTCAAGATCGACGAATGTATCGACT